ATCCAAGATCATGGACTAAGCGAGCAAAGAAAGATTTCTAATCAATTAGTAGAGATAGCGAACAAAATAGGTGCAAAGGTTATACCTACTGGAGACTGTCATTATGTAGATAAAGCTGACGCTCAAGCTCACGACATAATGCTTTGTGTAGCGACCAACTCTAATATAAATACTCCAGATAGATTTTCTTTTTCTGGAGACGCATTTTACCTTCAGTCCTATGACGACATGAGTAAAACATTTCCCGAAGAATGGCTCACTAACACAATGCACGTTAATGATATGGTTGATATAGATCTATCATTTGGCCAAATACACTTTCCAAATTTTCCCATTCCAACAAACGAACCTTCGGTTGATTATTTTGAAAGATTAGCTTGGGATGGTCTAAAGAAAAAATATGGCGATCCATTACCTCAACACATTTTAGATAGAGCCAACTATGAGATGAGGGTAGTTAAGGAAATGGGGTTTCCTGAATACTTCTTGGTTGTATCTGATCTGGTTAGATGGGCTAAAAACAACGACATCAGAGTTGGATGGGGAAGAGGTTCTGCAGCGGGTAGCGTATTGTCGTATGCCTTTGATATTACAAATTTAGATCCAATTAGATTTGGTCTTATGTTTGAAAGATTTTTAGTTGAAGGCAGAAAGTCAATGCCAGACATTGACCTAGACTTTGATGATAGACATAGAGAAAAAGTTATTGAGTATGCTCGTTCAAAATATGGCAATGATAGAGTTGCTCATATATGCACCTTTAATAGAACAGGTGCAAGGCAGTCTTTAAGAGACGCAGCAAGAGCTCTTGGGTATGACTTTAATGGTGGAGATAAGATAGCTAAGCTTGTTCCTCCACCTGTTCTTGGTGTGTCAAAATCACTATCAGAATGTATGGAAGTTCAAGAATTTGCAACTGAGTATAAAACTAGCGCAGATTCTAAAAAAATTGTTGATACTGCGTTTGGATTAGAGGGTTTGGTCAGACAAACGGGCATACACGCTGCTGGTATCGTTATTTCAAAAGATCCACTAACAGAGTATTTACCAATCATGCAAAAGGGCGTGGATAGCCCTGTTGTCACTCAGTGGGATATGGGGAGAGTTGAGCAATGTGGTCTGTTAAAGATTGACTTCCTTGGTCTTCGAAACCTAGGGGTTATTGATTATTGCATTAAGTTGATTAAACAAAACTATGATCTAGATATAGATGTTGACCTAATACCATTAGATGACAGGTCAACCTTTGAGGAGCTTCAAAAAGGTAATGCTATAGGAGTCTTTCAGCTTGAGTCTTCTGGAATGAGACAGCTTATGGTTCAGCTACAACCACAAAACATAGAAGACATAATGGCGTTGATATCGCTATACAGACCTGGTCCAATGGGTTCTGGAATGGATAGGCTTTACATAGATAGAAAGCACGGTAGATCAAAAATATCTTATGATCATCCAAGTCTAGAAAAAGTCTTAGGCCCGTCTTTAGGTATTATGTTGTATCAGGAAGATGTTTTAGGTGTTGCTAGAGAGTTAGCTGGATTTTCTTCAGCGGAAGCTGATGATCTTAGAAAAGCTATCGGCAAAAAGCAGATGGATAAAATTTCTCTGTTTAGAAAAAAGTTTGTTGAAGGCTGTGTAAAACATTCTTCACTAGCTGAAGATAGGGCAAATAAAATATATTCTGACATTGAGTACTTTGGTGGTTATGGCTTTAACAGGGCTCACGCAGCAAGTTATGCGATGATTTCCTATATTACTGCCTACCTTAAAGTTAATTACACTTCAGAATATATGGCTGCTCTTATGAGTTCTGTATTAGGTAATAAAGAAAAACAAGCATTATACCTTTCAGACTGCAGGAAGCTCGGCATTAACGTCTTGCCACCTTCAATCAATAAATCAGATAAAGACTTTAAAGTTTTAGAAGATAACAATATTATTTTTGGATTATCCGCTATTAATGGAATTGGCGATTCTATAGCAGAATCAATTATTGAGTGTAGAGATGAAAAAAAACCCTACCTTACAATATATGACTTTTTCAGAAGATGTGATTCATCAATTTTAAAGAAATCTACCTTAGAACACTTAGCTATGTCTGGCGCTTTAGATGAGTTGATAAATGATTGTCCAGAAGAAGTCTTACAAAGAAGAGATGAACTTAATCTTTTAGAGAAAGAAAAAGAAGAGCTGGGCATTTATGTTTCAAAACACCCTATGCAAAACTTAATGGAACATATATCGCCTCAAATAGATGCTGAAATAGCAGAAGTAAACGATATTCAAAGTGGTTATAATGTTAAAATAGGGGCAATTATAACTGGCGTTAAAAAGATCATAACAAAAAAGGGCCAGAAAATGTTCAAGCTACTAGCAGAAGATTTAACTGGAGAAATTGAGATACTTGTATTTCCAAGAGAAGCTAAAAACATAGAAGATAGCTTCTTTTCTTTGGGCGATGTATTTATTTTTAATGGATTTTTAAATAGAGAAAACGAAGACGAAAAGTCAATAGTTAAATTGTTTTATAATAGCTCAACAAAAATTGATACAGACAAAGCTATTGGTGTTAAATCCATAGTATTGGAGTCTAATATTTCTCCTTCTTTGGAAACTATTAAAAGACTGTATGATATAATAGAAAATACAAATGGATCTTCTAATGTATATGTAAAATATATAGAAGATAATAAAAAAATAACATTTAAGTTTAATAAAACTACTTCTCCGAAAATAGAAGATCAACTAAAAGAAATTATAAAGATAGGAATATAAATGGCTGTTAAAGGTACTTATAAGAATCCAGTAAATAACTGGTGTTGGGTATTTTGTCCGTCTTGTAATCGCTGTCAAGACAAAGGCAGGTATACAAAATGCAAAGGATGCTCTGGCAGATATGATCCTGAAGGGATTATTGAACCAGATACACAGGATTATTGTGACTGTAAAAATGGCACCTTGAGATGGAGAACTAAGCAGGGTAAATTAATCTTAACAAAATTTAAAACTAACCCTTTTAAGGGTGAAGTTAAATACGAAAAAAAGTCAGAAGACGAAAGAGACTGGGATTCTTACGTCAACGATATGAGAGAGAAGCTAAACGATCCAAATTGGAACCCTATTACTATAGTAGACGAGGATTAAAGTTATGGTTAAGAATAAAGTAGGTAGTGTTACCCTTGGTAACGTTTGTTTAACCGAATATGATGAGGGTACTCTAGGGTACTCTGATGTCTTCTTTGTCCAATCTGGACCAATAGGCTTTTGGTCTACTAGAAGCGAACTAGAGTCTCTACACACAGTGCTAAATTATTATTTAAATATAGATAAATTTACAGAATGCGAGGTGATTGTTGATGGAGAGCAACTTTCGATTCAATAACGAAGATGATTTTATGGAAATAGGAGAAACTGGTTGGGTTCCAGCAGGGCAGGGAACTTTTATTAATAGATATAACGGACATATTCTAGATGAACTTGGTAGAGAATATGACCGTGAAGGTAACTTAATATACGATCCTGAGGATAACAATGACGATATTAATTAAATCTCTTGATGAGGTTTCTGATTTTGAAAGACTAGCTCTTTCTGACTTTAGCTATTCTAGAATAGACACATATAAAAGCTGTCCTTCAAAATATTTTTACACATATATTCAAAAAGAACCCAGAGGATTTGCTCCAGCGGCCGTTCTTCGGAAATATAGTGCACTCTGTACTAGAAGACTGTATAAAGCCAGATGAAAAATTAGACTTTGAAGAAATAAAGAGCCTTTACAACGAAAACAAAAAATCATATGATCCTTCTGGTTTAATATCATCCGAATTAATATCTGCTGGCGAGCAAATTTTAGAAGAGTTCTATGATGAGTATCAGGATACGATCTTTGATGTTTATGATAAAGAATACGGATTTGCGATTGTTTTAGGTTCTTATTTAATAGTTGGATATATAGATAGACTAGATCTGATCGGCGATGATTTAGTAAAGATTATAGACTACAAAACTGGTAAGTGGGAAGTGGCTCTTAAAGATGTTCCAACCAACTTGCAGTTAGGAATATATGCGCTAGCAGCTTCTAAGGCATTCCCTGGTAAGAGAATAATTGCAGAGCTACATTATCTAAGATCTGGCAGAAAAAAGGGACATGAATACTCGGAAGAGGATCTAGAAGAAGTTAAGTCTTTAATTATTGAGTCAATAAATAATATTATTGAGGACAAATCATTTCATCCGACTAAAAATGAGAGAGCTTGTACATACTGTGATTTTGCGCAAAATGGAGTTTGTAGCACTGGAGTTTTTAGAATGAAAAAGAAAGCAAAGGCATAAAAAAACCCCCCTCTAAAAAGAGGGGGGAATTTTTATATATACAATCAGAATTCGAAGTTCTGGTCAATCAATGAATTGATAGCCTCGTCGGTTACTGGAAATGCTGCAGCGTCTGCAACGATATCAAAGTCTGAGTACTCATTGACAAGCTTTACTGCCTCGTCTCGTGAGTACCCAAGTGACGAGATACCGTCAATTACGTTTTCGCTGATTTCCATGTTGATTGTATTGATGAGTGTGTTTAATGTTGTATTCATGGTGTTTATCCTACTTTCTTTTTTTGGAGTTTGCAACTCTTTTTGCAAACTTTTTGCTTGTTTTTTCTTAAAATATAAATTATAATTAGTAGAACGAATATTACGTATAGAGGATACCATGAATAGCATCAATGTTGTCAAGCCAGAAGAATATTTTTTGCAGATTTCTTCTTTAAGAAAACATCCTGATTTTCAGGTTATAAAAGAAAAGGACATTGAAAAAAACATTATCCAAGATAAGGTTTTAAAAAAGGGTCGGCAAGGGTAACGCATATAGAAATACAAACACTGGATACAGAGAAGATCTAGGTATAAATTTGAGATCTAATTGGGAGGCAAACCTTGCCAGAATCTTAAATGCATACAAAATTCCTTTTGAGTTTGAACCAACTGTTTTTCCATTTCCAATTAAAAAAGGAACAAAGGCGTACACTCCAGATTTTTTTATCAATAAAGATCAATCATGGATAGAAGTAAAAGGCTATTTAGATGATAAAAGTAAAATTAAGCTTAAAAGATTTAAAAGATATTATCCAAAGGAATTTTCTAAACTAACTTTTGTTTGTAGCAAGTATTCGGCAGAAGCAAAAAGATTCTGCGAGGAAATAGAAATTCCTCAAGTAATATTTTACGAAGATATTAGAGCTGCGTACGCAGAAAATATGTTTTATTGGGAAGGTAAATAACTGTGGCTAATTACAAGGAGCAGTATTATAATTTAGAAGAACACGAAATGCAAGATCTGATTGCAAAAGCTAAGGCTGGTAATCAAAAAGCGCAAATGGAATTGTTAAAAGTATTCAACAATTTTTTAACAAAGTATACAACTATGATATATCATGGAAAATATAATTTAAGAGACTATGACATTAGAAGATTTACTTCTCTTTTTATAAAAGATTCATTTGTAAGATTTGCTTTGATGAAAAATAAGTTAAACCAAGCTGGATACAAGCACGTAAACGAATGTTTGCGACGGTATCACATATATGGCTAAAAGATATGGTACAGAAGAGGATGTTAGACAAACCGTAGATATGACATTTTTTCAATGTATAACTAGGTATGAAAGAAAAGATTCAGAAAAAGGGCCTATTCCTTTTAGTCGGATTCCTTTATAGTTACTTTTTTTACCTTCTTAAGAAAAATGTTGATACATTTCTAATAGATCAACTAGGAAGAAAGAGTTTTCCCCTTTTAGCTGACGAACCAACTGAAGGAGACGATGAGCAAGGCTCTTCTGTGGGATTTAGAGCGCCAGCAGAAGAAGTTGACATGGATAGAATGATGTCTACAGAAGATGTTAATGAGCTCTGGGTTTTAGGTGAAAATTGTGCAGAACCTTTTAAATCATTAAATGTTCAAGAAAGACAACTGTTAAAGTGGAGATACGTTGATGGACTAAGGTCTAGCGACATTAGCAAAAAAATTACGGAACATCCAAATACTGTTAGAGAACATATATCCAATATACGAGCAAAAGTAAAAGATATTGTGGTAAACTCTAACTTAGAAGATATTATGTACATGATACGTTAAAGAGGTTTTATGAATTTGCAATCAATGCAAAGATTAAATGAGTTGTTGTCGGAGTTTATAGATCCGCAAATCAAAGAAGTAGTAGAAGCTTATGCTACTGGATCAAAAGACAGTGAATATTTTATTTCTATACCAGACATGAATACGGTTGACTTAACTATTGCAGAGCTTGCTTCTTTAGTTGCTAGAAGTTCAAACGTATATGGAAGAGTAACTCGATTTGCCGGTATGGCAAGAGCTTATTATAAATTAGTTGAAGGTAGATATAAAAAAGTCTACAAGGCTAATAGAGTTGGCAAAAATGAAGCAGAGAGAGAAGCAAATGCTCTTGAAGCTGCAGAAAATGAATACACTGCTTTAATAACCGCAGAAGCTATAGTTAATTTAGCTGAGTCAATGGAAGCTGCAGCTAGGGTTTCTTCTGAGTCTTGTAGGAAGTTAATGGACAAAGTTCAGTCTATACAAATAGCTTCTTCTAGGGAGGAAAAAGGCTTCTATTCAGAATCGGATTTCAATACTTATTAAGGATGCACATGTATATAGCTCATTATAAATCGGTCTTAACTGCTGATGAATTTTATTCAAAAAAGAGAGAATCATTAGATTTTCCTACTCAGGTAGAACTTAGTGGACAAAGGTATTTACTTAAAAATACCTACCTTGTTTCTTCTCCTTCTGCAGAAAAAAGCTTAATTAATTCAGCAGAAAAGTACGGAATAAAAGTGAATGTAGAAATCGCATAAGTCATGCATATAGAAGTTTTTTGTGATGGAGCATCTAGGGGTCAGGGAAAGAAAAAGATAGGCGAGGCGTCGTGTGCTGTTGTTGTTTATAAAAACAGAAAAAAGATAGCACAATTTGCTAGAGGGTTGGGACCTAGAAGTAACAACGAAGCAGAATATGAAGCTCTTATAGCTGGGCTCTTGATTTGTTCAATGGCTGATTTTGTAGACCCAATTATATACACTGATTCCGCAGTCGTTGCTAATCAGGTAAATGGTAAGTGGAAATGTAGAAACGAATCTCTTATACCACTTTTAATGACAGTTGAAGATATAAAAGATGAGTTCAACTTTAAGCTAGTTCAAGTTGACAGATCATTTGTTTGGGAGCCAGACGCTTTAGCAAATGAATTTCTAGATACCTTAGAACTAAGAAAAGGTCAGATAACATCTGCAGCAAAAAAGGTGATACAATAGTATTATGATAAGCAAAAGTTTAATTAAAGATGAGACCCAGCCTATAATTATAGGTTTTGCAGGGAGAGCAGGAAGTGGTAAAACATCAGTAGCTGAACATATAGTCCCAAAGGGTTCTATTAATGTAATAAAGCATGATATTAAATGGGATCATTTATTTTTTGCACTACCGCTCTATGAGTTAGCATCAGCAAGAAGGCATATAGCAGGAATAAATGAGGATTCCAGAACTCTATATGCAATCCACGATGTTCTGTATGACCTTTTTGGCGGATCTCCAATAGCAAATGTACCTCACTATGACGCTTTAATTGATATGGTTAGATTTATATATAACATGCCCATAGAAAAAGAGGGAATAAAGCCGAGAACATTCTTGCAGGTAGCGGGAGACGTTTGTCGTGCGTTTGATGTTAATTGTTTTACAAATTGGGCTATTAGGAAAAGTAAATCTATTTACAGATCCCACATAAGGGAATTTGAGTCTAACCTAGATAATGATTTTGATGTAGATCCAAATCCTATGGCAATTATTATTTCTGATGTTCGTTTTTTAAACGAAGCAGAATCTATTTTATCGGAGCCAAATGGAATATTAGTTTGTTTTGACGCTTCGGATGAAGTATTAAATGATAGAATTCTTAAAAGAGATGGAAAACCTATGAGTAAAGAACAGCTATCTCATAAGTCTGAATCTTACATAGAAGATATAAAGAAAATAGCAACATTTGTTATTAATTCTGATAATATGAATATTGAACAACAAACCGACGCTACACTAGAAGCACTAGGGATAATTAATCAAAAAAAGGAACAAAATGCCTAAAATTACACAAACTGCAGAAGAACAGTACAATGGAAGTCCTATAGATGGAGTAATGTCCACAATTGGTGGAGAGCTCAGTATATCTACTAATCCTGTTTTAATTTGTGGGGTAAACAGAAAAGTTAATATTGGAAACTTTGAAAATGTTGATGTATACTCAGCAATTGCCCTACCGTTAAATAACGTTTCTTTAGAAGACCAGGAAAAGCTTACTGAGGCTGTAAAAGAAGCTGCTTCGTACGGTTTTTCTCTTGTCTCTAAGGAAACAGGAGAAAGATATCAAATAATTAAGGACAGTCAGCAAGGGAGATAACATCTTGCATTATTCATATCTTATGTGTTACAATTAGATATGAATTAATTCAAAAAAGAGGTAATTATGATTAAGAAACTAGCTAGCAAATTAGGTAAAATCCTTCTTAAATTTAAGAGGAAAAATAAAGACGCTTCTTCAGCAGCTATAAACGCTGCGATTGATGCAATTATCAAGGATGTGGAAGAAGTCGCAGTTATTGTTGACGATTCTATTGAAAAAGTAATTGAGACAGCAAAAGAAGAAGTAAAAGTAGTGGAAGACGCTGTTGAAGAGCGAGTTCCAGAACAGGTTAAAAATGTAGCAAAAAAGGCTCCCGCTAAGAAGGCTGCAGCAAAAAAGGCTGCAGAGTCAAAGCCTAAGGGTAGACCTAAAAAAAATAGCTAATTTTTACACAATTTAAAGGTATTTGCCCCATTATGGGGCTTTTACTTTTTTGTATAGACAGTTACTATAGTTTTTATACTTGTATCAAGGCCTTAAAGTTATGCAGAAAAAAATACCGTCTAAACAGATCAAAAATATCATGTCCAAAAAAGAGTGGACATATGTTCCAGGTCCAAGAATGGGAACTAATAATTTTATGTATGGAATAGAAATTTCTTCGTTTCCATCATCTAAAAAGCTTAAAGTTATTACTCAAGGTGGAAAGAAGAAATAATGGCAAAAGATTCTAGATTAACTAGGGTTCGGAGTTTCTGGTTTTAATAAACCGAAAAGAACTCCAAGTCATCCCACAAAGTCCCATGTTGTTGTAGCAAAACAGGGTTCTCAAGTAAAGACAATTAGATTTGGCCAACAGGGTGTTAAAACAAACCAGACAGTTGGTCAAAGGCAGGCTTTTAAATCTCGCCACGCAAAAAATATTGCTAAAGGTAAGCTTTCAGCTGCATATTGGGCCGATAGAGTTAAATGGAGCCCTAGTAAGACAAAGTCTTCTTCTAAAAAATGGGTAAAAGGATCTTAAATGGAAGCCGTTACAGTTGCAATTATTGCTGCAGTAGGTACTATATTAGCAGCGCTCGTTCAAAAAGGTCGTAAAGAAAATAAAGAAGATCATGGAATGGTCGTTAACATTCTTAGTGATGTTAAGGATGATATAATTAAACTTCATCATAAGATTGATCACGTTGATCTTCAGGTGGATAAGGTCGAAGATAAGATTGATGATCACCTTCAATCTCATCGGAGAAACAAAAAATACTAGTATGAAAAAAAAGAGGAGTCACAATGGCTAAGAAAATGTCAAAGGGTGGAAAAGGCCTTTCCGCTCCAGACCCAACAGCTTCAGCTGGTCAGGCAAAGCAGGGGGTCCGTCCAATCAAGAATACCAAGGGTAAAACAATTGAGAAGAAGGGTGCAAGCGCACCAAAGCCTTCAGCTTCTGCTGGTCAGATGAAGATGGCAAAGCGTCCAATTAAGAACACCAAGGGTAAAGTTATTGGCTGATAGTGCCTTAATAAGCACTTGAGATCTGTGCGGGAGTGGTACTATATATGTATCGCTCCCGCATTTTTCGTTTAAGGAGAAAATAAATGGCTACAAAGAAAAGTTCCAATAAAAACTGGATTCAAGGCGCAATTAAGAGACCTGGCGCCTTTACGGCAAAAGCCAAAAAAGCTGGCAAGTCAGTTGCTGGGATGGCTGCAGCTGTTACTAAGAATCCAAGTAAGTACAGTAAGTTAACCGTAAAGCAGGCAAATCTTGCAAAAACTTTAAGAAAGATTAATAAGAAGGGTAAATAAAATGGCTGCAAAAAAAGCAAAATTTTCAGTTCTTAACAACGCTAACAAAAAGCTAGACAGAACAATGGATGGTACAAAGAGCGTACCCAAAGAAAAGAAGAGTAGATCAGAGTCTGCTACTTCAAAAACATTTAGTTCTAAGATTAAATCTTCTAAGAGAAAGTAAAAAAGAAAATGGCAGCTAAAAAATCATCAAGCAAAAAAATGACAGCAAAAGACATGAAGCCAGCATCAAAGGCTACTGGAATGACATCTTCTCAAAAGAAGCTTCCCCCATTTATTCAAAAAGCTATTATGGCAAAGAAAGCAGCAAAGAAAAAGTAATGGCAAAGGTAAATAAGCCAACAAAACCATCACTTTGGTCTTCTGCTAAGTCACAGGCTAAGTCAAAATTTGACGTCTACCCATCAGCTTATGCTAATGCTTGGGCTGTTAAAAAATATAAATCAATGGGCGGATCATGGAAAACTGTTTCTGCTAAGAAGTCTTCAAAAAAGAAATAGGAATTACTATGGCTGGTCCAAAGGGCGTTGGTTTAACTAAGTGGTTTGATCAAAAATGGGTTAATATAGGCGCTCCCAAGAAAAAGGGAAAATGGCAGGATTGTGGCACTTCGGGAGCCAATGGCACAGGATATGCTAAGTGTGTACCAGTAGCAAAAGCAAATTCAATGTCAAAGCCTGAGAGAAAAAGTGCAGTCACTAGAAAGAGAAGATCTGGCACTCCTGAAAAAGGAGTTAAGGGTCAAGTTCCAAAAAATGTCTCTACTTTTTCAAAGTCAAAAGGAAAGAAAAAATAATGGATGAAGACACTTCGTTTAGTGGCTTCATGCAGATGATTAATCAAGTGTACGTAACTCAAGAGTCTACAATGCTTGACACACAGGGCGGATTAGTTAGCGCCCATTCCATCAAACTAAATACCACAGATGGTAGTGAATACATGTTTAGTATCTCAAACCATGATTTATTACGTTTTGCGTTTTTAATCTTTAAGGTGATAAATAGTGAATAATTTTATTTTTTTTCTTTTAATATCTATGATGTATGCTTCCTTTATCATAGGTAAAAGAAAATAGTGTGCTATAATATCTTGTATGAGTGAACAATCTTGGACATGGTTATTATTTGCAATGGAGCTAGTTGGGGTAGCTGGAAGTTATCTCGTTGGCAATAAAAAATGGTACGGACATCTAATTGTTGCCCTACATTCTTTTCCATGGGTGATATACTCTATAGCGTTTAACAAGCCAGGATTTTTGGCTATGTGGGCTCTATGGCAATGGGTGCACTGGAGAAATATGTGGAAGTGGCGAAATGATGAGTCAAAGTAATATTAAAGTATCAGTTGTTTTAACTAGCTACAATAATCCAAAGTATTTGCGAAGAGCTATTGATTCAGTTTTAAATCAAACATATAACAACT